ACCTAAGCCCACCTAAGCCACCAATGCACACTAGAACGTACACTGTAGTATGCAATGTACACTGTGGTATACACACATAGGTACTTAGGAACACAAGCTATCCTGAGCTCCTGTCCTGCCCTGTCCAGGGTACACAAGTTATCGACACAATCCTCAAGCCCTGGTCCAGGACCAGGTGGCCTTTAGCACTTGTAGTAAGCTGTTTAGCTGCTCCTACCTGCTACTATCTCAAGGCCCTCTTAGTCATCCCAATCGAACTGAGGGGGGAGACAAAGGGGACAACCAAAAGGGTCTTGAGTTAACAGCAGTAGGACATAGGTACTTGAGTGATTGGGTTATCGATAGTCACGACGTCGTATACCCATGTATCTCTCTTAAAGGTGGACAAAAGTCCTGGCTTATGGTTTTTGGGTTTGGTATCACTGAAAGTTATGGCAATAGACTTGGAGATAGACTTACCCCACAGGGGTAGGCGTATTATGTAGTAACTTAGGGTCTACAAGAGTAGTATGGCGGTGTCGTCTACCAGGCACTCAACCAGGGTAGCTTGCTCTACCCACTAATGGTTGAGCCCTGGTAGGCGGCCCCTTCATTCTAGCAAGACTTGTATTCAAACATGCATATCCAATATGAGCAATAGGCATTAGTTATTTAGACAGTACTCTTTAGAATGTGTCTCAACTTACCTGTCCGAGGACCTTGATACACCCATGAACTATATGATTGCCTTTACCTTAGTAACACTCATCGCTATTGCTCTTGATAACTTAACAACAACTTCTTCAGATAAAAGTCAGCCTTCTGCACACATTGCTCGCCTGACCCGTGCTTTAGACTTTCTCGCCAGACATACTTAATAACCTGGCCCTTCAGGAACCCTCTCCAGGCTTCTGTGTTCCCTCCTAAGGCAGCCTGGATACCATCGATACACTCGACACCTCCCTGGGTGTAATGCTTAGGGTGGTTAACCAGGTCGTCCTCAGAGCCACCATAGATTTCGTCGTGCTCATCGATGGCCGCCTGGGCATACCTGTCTATAGCTGGGTGCTCCTGCCGCAGCTTATTCCAGTCGGCTGGTGTTGCCATGTTAATGCTCATATTCTCACTCTCCTGCCGCAATCTCTGCACGGCATCATCCAATTAGTTTTCTTAGGTAAACACTTGCAGTAAGCTGTTCTGAGTGTGTCTTCTTCGTCGCCTATCTGCTGTAGGTCATACCCTGCCTTTGGGCGCCTAAACTCTTCAGGGCGCAGCTGTTTAAGGTCTCTCATTGTTAATTTCATGCTGGAAATAGTCTCCTTCATCCTGGCAGATAATCACTGGTGTATCTGGACCAAAGTAGGCACCGGCAACATGCAGCCAGAAGTACTCACTGGCCTCGTGGTGCTCTAGTCCCTGCTCTTGCTCCAGGACCTCAATTATCTTGTCCATGTCGTACACAAGTACTGGGTGGCCCAGGTTGCAGGTGTGCCCCACAACCGCTCCATCGAAGCCATCGAGCCTGAGTAGCCCTGAGTCATTCATATGTCACACTCCTGGCACCCGTGGATCTGCAGCCACTCTAGGGCACTGATGCCCGTCTTAATGAACTCACGGTCATCGGCACTGAGCTGCGGGAATGCATCCTGCAATAGAGCACCGTCCTCATAGGCCACCAACTGTGCCTGGGTGACATCGAGGTCTCTGGTGTACAGGGTGCCGCTGAACTGGCTCTTTCGTGTAATAATCATCGGCCTGGCTCCCCATCTTCTACCCAGTCCCACGGGTCAGGATTCAGGCATCCTCCTTCTAAGGGGCAGTGAGGCCAAGACGGACATCCCAGGTGGATATCAAAGTCTGGCCAGCCCTTAGGTTTCTTACCTTTTTTACTGCTCCACTTTGGAGGGTCAGTTTCGTATTCCCAGTTCATCGGCCTGGCTCCCATAGGTTTATGGTTTCAGTTGTCTCATCCCAGTCGCACCACCGCAGTATCCTGGCGCACCGACTCTGGGCAATTGCATCGTCCCTGGTAAGCCCTGCTTTGGTGTATGCCTGGGCCACCAGCTCCCAGGTAGGATGAGGTCCGAGTACCTTCTCAGCTGTCTTAGGGCCAACACCTGGGCATCCTGAGAAGCCATCTGTGGTGTCCCCAGTGAGACACTGAGTGAGGAAGTACTTGTCTGCTTCCTGGTCCTTTATGTGCATGAGTTCATCGGACATAGGTCTGTAGAGTTTGCCTGGTATCGTCTTCATGTCCTTGTCGTCGGATACAATGGCCGTGGGCTTGGTCTTAGCTGACTGCAGGATGCCCATGATGTCATCGGCCTCCAGGGTGTCCTGGGTATGGCATGGGAACTCTGCAAGTGCCCACTCGACCAGCGCCTTGTAGCCGACAGGTTTCCGTGTCTTCTTGCGGTTACCTTTATAGTCGAGCAGCACCGTCTTTCTGAAGTTGTCACCCACCGTGAAGCACACTAGGTATTCATCGGTATCCAGGCGCTCACAGAAGCTCTCCAGGCGGCTCTTGAATATCTCCTTAGCCTTACCTATGTCGCAATAGAGTGACCAGATATCGTCACCCCAGTCCACCTCTTCCTCGACAGCAACACATGCCTGGTACAGGTACAGGTCGCCGTCAATTAGTAACGTGGTCTTAGTGTCACTGAAAGTTTTTAAGATGTTCATCGATGTCCTCCTTAAACTCGTGTCCTAGCTCGGTAATCAACCAGTAATTACCAAAGATTTCGTAGTCCACCTCAGTGGTCAGTAGTCCTTTCGAGGCACACACAGCGATGTACCAGGCGGCTTTCCTGGCAAAGTTAGACTTGACCGTAAAGGGTGTCCTAGCAGCTGCATCGAGGACCTCCCAGAAACTAATGAGCATGCACAGGTCGTCCTCAATGTGTGTTGACTCAGTGTGTGTCGCTCCAGGTTTTTCCGAGGTTAAATTCGGCGTCGATGGGGAGGTTGAATTGGAATGCTTCGCCTGCTTCTTGCGCCATTCTTCTAGTGATATTACCGACATCGTTAGCTATCTCCTTGGTCTTGCAGGCAATCTGCACCTCATCGTGTACCCACCCAACGATGTATGCTTCTAGCCCTTGCTTAGTTATCTCCTTGTCAATCATTGCCAACCACTGCTTACACAGGACTGCACCGGACGACTGGAGTAATTGAGAAAGGCATCTGTGCTCTGACCTCACGAACAGCTTTCTGCCGTCCAGACCTTTGAGATATCCACGCTTAAATGCTTGTTGTAGTTCTTGCTTTAGCTTTGCGAATGCAGGCACGTTCTTGTCGAATGCAGCCTTGAGTCTTTTGCCGTCCTTAGCTGTCCCACCGACAATTTCACCTATCAACTTGTCACCCCCGCCGAACAAGACGCTGTAGATAAATCGCTTAGCTTCATCTCGAGTCTCTAACCCTGCAGCCTCCTGGTTGAAGGTGTGGATGTCTGACTCAAGTATCTGCTTAGCGTACTCACCGTCATCCTCCAGGTAGTGCGCCAGGCACCGTAGCTCTAACCCTGAGAGGTCAGCACCACATAGTGTCCAGCCTTTAGGTACGGTCCAGAGGTCCCTACACTGCTTACCGAAGGCTGCCCTGGTAGAAGGTACCTGCGCCGCGTTAGGTGAGCGATGCGCTGCCCTGCCTGACACAGTGCCACCACTGATAATGGTGTGGCGTATCTTGCCGTCACTGTCTACCTTCTTCATCCATGCCTGGCTACCTTCAGCCAACTGAGCAATCCTTTTTTGTACCAGGAAGAACTTAGCCAACTTCTGAGCCTCTGGGTAAGGCAGCTGCGACAGCACCTGCTCGTCGACCTTAGCCTCACCTGACGGGGTGAACTGGTTAGGCTTCCAGCCATACTTATCGACCAGGCAGCGGTAGATGTGCTTGCGGCTGTTAGGGTTGAACTCGACCACAGTGACTTTCGTGTACGGCTCTCCTTTGACGTAGCCACGAGCCTTGTTGTTTACCTTGGGGATGAATACCTGGTGTACCTCCCAGGGCTCAAACAGTTCATGCAGGTCTTTCTCAAGCTGAATCCTGAGTTTAGCCAGTTCAGCATAAAGGTCATTGGCACCGTCCCTATCGAATGTCCAGCCGTTGTTTCCTATCCTGAAACATATCTCTGCAAGCTCATGCTCAAGGTCTATGGACCTCTCTGAAAAGTCAGCAGCCTTTACCATGAGAAAGCTGTATAGAGCTGAAGTGACATTGACGTCCTGGATACAGTAGTCCAGCATCGCCTGGTTGCACTCTTCCCAGCCGCCATCATAGTCACCCTTCATGGTGCCCATTCTCAGGCCCCAGGCTTTCAGAGAGTGGCTGCCCCACAAGCGTTTTGGGAAGTCATCAGGCAGGCTTACCGAGGTCGCATCGTCGCTAATTAAGTCAGCAGCAACTAGGCGGCTTGTGACTAATGTGTCGGTAATCTTTCCGGTAGGTTTGAACCACGGGTACACTTTCTGCAGCGCAGGGATATCGAAGGCAATGATGTTATGGCCGATGATTTCATCAGCATCCTGTAGCATCCTCACACATTCCTCAATATCCTGGTCAGTGTGTGCCAGGCTAACTACGCCGCTGCGTTCGTCCAGGTCGTAGTGTCCTATGCAGTGTATCTTTGTCAGCTGGTGAAGCAGTCCATCGCTCTCCAGGTCAAAGACCACCTTCACAGCTTTAGCTCAGATTGCTTAGGCATCACTGGCAGCTGGGGCATAAACCAGCACCCAACCCAGGCATTCCGACCTTGTCGAGTCTTTACTGGCAGGTCCCGACGTTCAATCTCGTACCCTTCTTTTTTTAACTTGTATATCACTGCTGATATACGAGAGATACCTAGATTATTAAAGGCATAGGCGCTAGTGATTCCTGCGCCTGTTGATAGATGTTGTAAAACGATTTTAGTGTGGCTCATGGCCTAGTCTCCTTAAAGTGTCGACATTTAGAAACGCAGGTCATCCCTGCAGCCGATGTCGATTAGTCGGCTTGTGTTGCGGTCATACTTGAGTGTTCCGGCATAACCTACCTGGCCGGTAAATCTGTTCTTGAGCACCACCAGGGTTCTGGTGTCATCGGTAGGGTTCTCTGGATTCACCTGGAGGCCAATACAGAAGTCTGCAAGTTGCGCGATAGAGTGAGAGCCTCGCAGCTGTGACAGCTTTATAGACTCCCCGCCCTCATGCCCAGCACCCCCAGGGCGCGTTAGGTGGCTTACCAGGAACAACGTAATCCCAAGCTCCTGGACCATCTGGCGCAGGGTTGTCATAACGCTATCGATGAGCCGCCTCTCATCGGACACCTGCCCCGTGAGACCTGAGACCAGGATGCTGATGTGGTCCAGGAATATGTGGGTACATCCCATAGCTTTCACCATGTACTGGATGCGGTTGACGATAGTGTCCAGGGAGGTGCTGCCGAAGTGATTGAACAGTTGGATATCGTGGTGCTGGAACAGCTCGTCGTGAGCCTCTAACACTTCTTCTGGTGTGGCAGCATCTGACTCCTGCACAATGTTTTTATCCATGTGTAGCCCAAGCAATCCCCGTACAGTTCTGCGGTTCTCTTCCTCTAGCATCAGCATCCCAACCTTTTGGTCGTTGCAATGCAGGTGGTAGGCGAACTCAGTTATCAGGGTACTTTTGCCAACACCAGACCCTGCACAGATAGTGACCAGGGTGGACGGGCGTATGCCCTTGGTGATTTCATTGAGTTTGGCGTAAGGGTATCTGACCAGGGATTCTTCTTCGGTCCTGGTAATCTCACTCCGCAGCTCTGCGGTGGACACAATGCCATCAGGTCGCCAGTCGGCAGCTTTAAAGACGGCATCGATGATATGTTTCTCAGCGCCATCTTGGAGGGCGTCATTGACATCCTTGTACTGCAGCTTAGCTATCTTGACTTTGCCAATTGGCAGAGCCTCGGCACACTCAATTGCAGCTTTCTGACCGGCCTCATCCTGGTCAAACATCAGGATTATCTCGTCGTACTTCTCCAGGTAATTCCAGGCATTAAGTAAGCTTTTCTTAGCAGACTGCGCCCCGTTCGGCACAGACACTGTTGGCCATTTGTTGCCCTGGGCTTGGGAGGCAGACATTGCACATATCTCACCTTCGCACACCACCAGCTTCCTGCCGCCATTCCACAGCCACTGGCCGAACAGCTCCATCTTCTTTCCGTCGCCCAGGATAGTGAAGTTCTTATCGGCATCCCGTATCTTCTGTGCCACCACCTCACCCATCGGTGAGCGGTAGTTGGCAATCTGTACTGGTCGCCCTTTGTACTCACCAATGCGGTAGTCAAACTTCCTGCAGGTTGCTTCGGATAGTCTCCTGGCACTTAGTGCCGCGAAGTCTCCCTCTAGCAAATCCCTGTTGATTTTTTTAGGCTCTGTCTCAGCGGGCATGGTCCCGGCGTCATCCGGTGGGGTGTATGTCTCGCAGCCAAAGCACCACATACTGCCATCACTGTACACAGCGTTGTTGTCTTTGCTCCCACATTTGTCACAGCTTGTGTGCATGACAAAGGTGTTTTCGTTTTGTTCTTCTCGCATCACTTTCCCTCAGACATAAAAAAAAGGGGGCAGCCGATACTTTGGCCACCCCCTCTTTTGCTCTCCTTAACTACACTTAGCATGTGTCGCTTTCGTGTAGCCACTCATCAGGAATCGTTTTATGGGCATACACAAATCCATTCTTTTCACAGTAGGATGCGTATGTCGTTTTCGAGCCCTTGTAGAGTTTTGAATTGCAATTACTAAACACAAAACGAATGTCGATATCGGGGTGCTGCTTCTGAATTAGCAAATGCTTTTGCCTATCAGCAGTGTCCCAGATACCTTTTGTTTCGACGTAAAAAAAGCCACCAGGTTTAGGCAGCTTGAAGTCGGGTGTGTATTTAGCATTGCGTTCAGGTACTACGTAGTGGACCTTGTCGGTCTCATAGCTAACCTCAAGTCCTGCCGAGGTAATCTGCTTAGCTATCTTGTCCTCAAGTCCACTCCTGTACCCGTGTTTAATACCACGTTGCTTCGCGCTAGAAGCGGTCTGCCGCTGTGGCCGTTTGCTGTACTTGTTCTGGTATCGGGGCATCGAAAGCTTCCTGCATAATGTCGTCTCCCACGAAGCTGCCCTCTACAGCATCAAATCCCTCACCGCCTGATTCACTTGTAACCAGGTCAATCACCTGAACCCTGGTCAACTGTAATGACACGCCAGACGAACCGCTTACGGTCCAGGGGGCAATGATGCCTCCTACTCTGATAGTGCTCCCGCCCCAAATCTTTGGAACTTGTTTCCCTACCAAGTTTTTACCTTGGGCGTCAAAAAATGACGGGGCGTACTTGGATTTGACTTTAAACACAGTCTCGCCAGTGTCTTCATCAGTGTCATAGGGCATTGATGCTTTGCTTGCCTTACTACCGAAGTTATCCTCAGCAATCTTATTAATCAGCTCCATAAGCTTTTGAGAATCTTCGACAATCAGATTGGTTTTGTACTTAGGCTCACCACCAAACGCATTGTCTGGCTCATTTAGCCAAGGATACTGCGCGCGTCCTGCAGGTGAGGTGAATTTAGTTTTTGCTGTTTGTGCCATTTGGCATCTCCTTTGATTTTACGTTGGTTGGTTGTTGCTTTTGAATTTCCGGCAGCTCAATGCCGAGCCTTGCTGCTTCAAGCTGAAGCTTTTGTGGGTAAGTCCCGCCTTTCTCTGAGATGAGTTTGGCCAGGCCCCTGACACGTTCTCTAGGGTGCATTGGTAGTCCTTTGTTCTAAAGGTGGACAAAAGTCCAGGAAGGGGTTTAGAAAGTACGTAGATTATGTTTGATGGTAGCGACAGCTTTCTCGATGGCGACAACGGTTCCGAGACTTGGGTTCGGACGTTTGTCTAGAATTAAATCGCTGATGGTGTTGACATGGACACCGGCTAAGTCTGCAACTCGCTGCCGGTTTCGGCGTCTCTTGATGAACTCAAGATTCTCCTTGTGTAAATTTTCAATGGTTGACATTGTGCTCTCCTTTTTTATGAAAAACAGTACTCCGACTCCAGGATTGCACGTAAGTCTAAGCTGCCTTTGATAGGTATTTGTGCATCGAGCTTGGCCAGGCCGTCATAGGATAACTGCTTACCTGCCTGCGTTTTTAAATCCTCATACAAACAATAATCCTGGTACAGCTCCACAAACGAATGCCTGACCGAGTGATACATCGTGTCCGTATCTGCAGGGACTGTGCCGAAGCTGTCGTGGATTAAAAAGAAATCCTCAACGCCATTTTCTTTTGCCGTGAGGACGGTTAGCAACAGGTGAGCTGAGTCCATAGAGTGAATGATGTTTGGCGAGACTGCCGCCTTAGCTTTCTTCTTATCGACTCGGCTGGACGCACGTACACGCACTGACACCTGCTCCCGCTTAGGGGCATCAGTGACTCGGTCATATAGGAATATCTTGACCTTCTTGACGTCCCATTGGCTGTACTGCTGAATCACAGGAAATCCTACTGGGTTGTCAAACCGCAAAGCTTTACCTTCGTGCGCCAAAGCTCCTGCGACTTTCTGAAAGAATGTCATGCCCTGGGCAGCACTCGAGATAACCTCGCATACCGACTCATAGTTCAAATTAGCCAGGTACTTGGCATGCTCTCGCCACTGCTTTTTGTCATTGCCAAACGGGTGTGACTGTCGCTCACCACGCAGCACCTGGACAGCAAGTGGCTTCATAATGTCGTCCATTAACTGGTCCGCAAAACCATACTTGCCACTGGAGTAACCGTACGTCATTACGTTTCTTTTCACCGTGCTGCGGCCAACGTCAAACGCCTTCCAGGCTTTTGCCACACAGCTTTCATCCTCAGCCAGCTTTGTGTTTACAACATCTGCCACTGACTTATAAACGTCCTGGGGGTGTTCCCCTGGGACCAAGTTAACCAGGGTGCCATCATCTGCATCTAAGCTTGCCGCACTGTAATGCTGGACACCGCTGTTAGTCCCATCCAGTTGCGGGGGAAGGCTGCAGACGTAATCAGAGCCATAGTCCATGTAGTTAGCAAACTCGTGGCAGGCTGCTAGGAACTGGAAAGGCTTGTCGGCTTTAGACCAATAGGCAAATGTACCTTCGCTGTCTCTGCCCACATCGTAGAGCTGGTGCTTATTGTCTTCGACCCAGGCAGCCCTGGCTTCCAGCGATTGCTTGGAAATCTTACCGAAGTCACCTACGTTAGCCAGGTGGACTGCCAGCCAAAATGCAGCGTCGTCATCCATCGGCTTGCCCCGCTTTAGGGTGAAGAGAGCTTTGATGTGGTCATCACGGTGGTAGCTAAAGTGAGGCACAGGATACACTCGGCCTCGGAAGTCAAAGTTGAATGGTAGCCAGAACTGTTCAAACTGCGCTAACTCTCTAGCAGTGCCCAGGTCCTGCAGCATAAGCATCCTGGCAGCGTTTATCTCACGGTTCTTTTCCCGTACTTCTCTAACCTCTCGGACATACAGCTGCTGCTCTTCACTTGTTAAATCAGAAAACACTTTAGGTTTCTTAGGGAACTCTATCTGTGTTGCCCTGGGGAACTTCCCGAACACCTCAGCGTTCTGCCAACAGCGTTCGACAGCTTCGAGTACGTAGGTGTTTATTTTAAGGGGGGTTGCCTGGATAGCATTGATAGCCTCCACGTAGGGTGGGATGCCTTTAGCAAGCTGGTGCTTAACAGCGTTACGCTGCGCCTTGCTTGCACTTCTGACCAGAGGTACCTGAGCGGCTGTTGCATCGTCCAGGTAACACCCTGTGTCAAATGCGGTCCAGGGTTTAGGTTCAACAATCATAGGGGCTAACATTGGCTCTTGCCAGCTTGCCTCATAGTCCATGTTAGCTAGTGTATTTGAGGCTGCAAATGTTAGCCCTATGCGTTTGTCGGTGCCGTTGCGATTGTACTTTTCCCAGGTCTCAAAGATGCCTGAGTGCTTGGTGACGGCGAATAGGATGGGAGAGGCCGCCTTGATACGCCGGTCCTGAGACCACTCTTTCACACAGTACTGCGACTTAGCGGCAATTGAACGTGCAGCAATCTCGCGCTTGTTTAGGGTCGCGTGTTCTTTTTCGACGTATTTGGTGAGCCTGCTAAAAAGTGTCTTGTCGTGCTTCTTGAGTCCCTGGGCCCAGACCTCTAGCTCTACTCGGTGCCCAATTTTTGCAAGTAGTGTAGTCCTTTTGCCGTGCGACACAACGCTGTCCATGCAGGCATTTAGACCAATGTACGCCAGGATATCAGCGTCCAGGTCCTTGATGTCATCAAGCCATATCGACGGACGCCCAGTTGCTTTTTCAGTCTCACCCAGTATGGTCGCACGTATACCAGCTGCGACCTTAGGCAATGCCTTGGTGATAAGTGACTGGGGGTTGTTCTGTGTTGATATACGGTGGTTGTTTTCAAGTCTTTCGTTGAATCTTTGGTGGCCCTTAGAAAAGAACTCTTCCTCTCTTTTCATCTCTAGGCTCAACAGTTCATTAGTACTCAGTGGCATTGTATGTACCCCTCTTGTTTTGTTCTAAAGGTGGACAAAAGTGTTTTGGTTACTTTTTGGCCAATATGTCAGTGCAGATTTTGGTTTTTTAAGTCTGTTAAAAGGTGCATGACATCCTCAAGTTTCCTTAGGGATATCGAGAGACTTTCTTGTAAAAGAAAACCTTCATCTCGGCTTCCTTTGTGGCGGTGCATTTCTTGCAGGTCTTGCTCAATTACGTGTTTAAGCTTGGAGCAAGCGACATCTGCCCACCGTCTGATGTGGTCGTATTCAGCACCTATCGGCGGGGTACCTGTCCCAGGTTCATCGCTTGTGCATTGAACGAGGGCCAGGTGGTGTTTCCAGGTTTTATTTTTCATATTCGTATACCTTATGTCAATTAGGGGCTAAGCAGCCCCCCTGTTTTCAAGTTTGCTCATAATGGCGCTAAGGGCGTCAGGCTTGGTGTGGACATACTTCTGGGTGGTAGCGATTGAGCGGTGGCCCAGTATCTTGCCTAAGGTAATGCTGTCGACGTTGTGCTCCATAGCCAACCTAGTAGCGCAGGTGTGGCGTAGTACGTGAAACACATAGTGCTTGTCGTCCCTCGCCAGCTCATCTCTTGCCTCTGCCCAAGTGTCATAGAACTTGCGGTGGGTGTAGGGGCCAGCTGGGTACATATCCAGGGCTTTAAGTACGCGCCTAGCTGCCTGGTTAAGCGGGACGATTCTCTGGTCACCGTTCTTGGTGTCACTTAGAGTGACGTAGGTGCCACACTGACTTACATAGCCTTGAGTTTTGCTGTCGAGATTGTTTATGCCCAGAATCTCTCCCAGGCGCATACCTGTGTTCACCCCCAGTACCACAAAGTGGGACATCCAGGGCTGGCTGCTGTTGTCTAAATAGTTGACCAGGTCATCAATTTCTTTGTCAGTGAAGAACCTGGGGCGTGAGCTCCTGACCTTCAGGAACTTCATGCGTGGCTTTCTATCGATAACTTCATGTTCCACTGCCAGGTTGAATAGGCAGCTGAAACAGGCCAGGTAGCGGTTGACGGTGTTGTCGCACAGCCCCATCAGTACCAGGTGGTCCTGGAAGGCCAAGATGTCCCTGACCGTAAAGTCACCCAGGGGCTTGTCTGCGTTGTCCTGGTAGTTAGCCAGGCGTTGTAGCATGAACTGGCAGTCGCGTAGGTGCTTGTCGTGCCAGAGTCGATGCGCGTGGGCATCCATAAAGCTAGTTAAAGTTTCCATTGTGATTCCCTCAGATATTTGTAGGCCAGGTCAGAATCCCCCTGGCACGTTCAGTACACATAAACTCAATGAGCCATGTGCTTGGAGTTACACCAGTCTCAAACTCGATGTCCTGGAGCCTGGTGCGTTCTTTGCGGATGGCGACCTCAATTGGCTCGAGGTCCACCACCACTACTGGGTTACTGGTAATCACCAGTCCCACCCGTCAGGGCTTCTGTTTTCTTCAACGTCGCAATCGGCATAGCCTCTTATATCAGCTCTAATCGAGGCTCTCAGGTCTGCCCTTTTCTTCATGCTTTTCTTCACTTGCGCCCAGGTCATCAAAGTGCCGTCTTCCCTGGATACCTCTTCAACCCACTGCTCTTGGTCGTAGCACTCCACATAATGGTCGAACCCGTTATCGTAGTTTTCTTCAGCAAATGCTTTTGCTTTCTCGATAACAACGTCCCAGCGATTTACTCGTGCATCTGTGATGGCCTGCTCAATGTTTAAAGTGTTCATAATGATTCCCTCAATAAAGAAGCCCCCTGGCGGGGGCGGTTAGTAACTATTGAACTGCAAAACCTTTAAGATGCGTGTCTGCATCCCAGCTATCCACTTTCATCGCAAACCTAAAGTAGGCTGATGGGTGGTTGTAATCGCTAGCATTGCCATTGACACGGGCAGAGTGCAGCTGGACTGCTTTAGGCTTCTTGTTGGATTTCTTCTTGATTACCTGGCGTTCACCAGACTTTAAGACTGCCTCGATGCGGTAGCCTTTGGTTAGTTCAACAGCTTCAATCGCTTGAATAGAGTTAGCGTAAGTAGTGTTCATAATGATTCCCTCAAATCGTAGGTATAAAAAAAGCCACCAAAAGGCAGCTCTGTGTGTGGTTACATCTGTATTTCGTGGATTTACATGTGTAGAATCCATTGCCGCAGGAAGGGCCCATAGCTCAGTTGGTTAGAGCAGTCGACTCATAATCGATTGGTCGTAGAGTCGTCACAGGCGCTTCCTACAATAGTCAAGCAATGGATATATCTGTTGCGGTTACCATTGTAGGCCCTTCATAGTCATCCTGACCTAGGGGTTTTCTCGTTCTGTCCCACCGAAAGCGAATGCTGTATGGGGACGAGAGGCTACTTTTTAGACTGCAGGGGTTAGCCCCCCCCGTAATCACATCAACTGACTACATGTACATATTATCAATTGCCCCGTCGTGGCGCAATAGGTTCTACTAAGGTGGACAAAAGTCTAAAAAACACCAGGTCACCGAAGCAACCTGGCGGGCCACAGGCCAATAAACACGCGGCCTCTAGACTGCTCTAGATGCGTTGTGTCATGTGACCACTAGGGGAGAACTGGTCGCATGTTTTGGTAATTTATAGCGTTCCTGGTGGACAGACACAGTGATTCTTGCTGGTGTACTTAGTCTCAAAAAAACGACCACAGTGCTCACACTTTTTGTATTCTAAAGTGGGCTCGAGCTGCGGCTTGTTGAATATTGCGTCAAAGTTATCTTGGAATTTATCGAAGTCAGAGAAGGGTCGAGGGGATGAGCCTTTGCCTGCCATAGTATGGTCCTTTTGCTGTCACTTGTTCTAAAGGTGGACAAAAGTCCTATGGCAGGCTTTTAGGCTGTTTTGGAGG